TTAATGTTGCGCCAGTGTCTGTTCGTACAGTTTTAAAACCAATACCGTCAGCTGTAGAAGCCCAATGCGTTGATGCAGTTCCAAAACAAAGAATGTCAATAATTTTTGAAGTATCTCTAAATTTAGCGTCAGTGTCGTAAGCATTACCAGTAGGCATTTGAAACTGTACACCAATCTCGTAACTCATACTTGGGTGTTTAACTCTGACTTCGTACATAGCACCATAATTTGATAACTTTGCGTAAACTAAAGAACGTTCAATTTTTGCAGCTGACGCTGTACTTAACATTGCAGGTTGTATAGATGTATTTACAACAAACGTATAATCAGCAACAGTAACATGTTTTATATTTGCAGTTGGATCTGATGTATTTAAATACGCCGTACCATTTGGAAAAGTTACAGTTTTTTCAACTCCACTTAAATTGTGTACATCTACATCACCATTTTTAAAAAGTGCAGTAAATGCCGTTGCAGCATCGCGTTGTATGCCAACTAATAAATTTGAAGTGGAAGTAGCACTAGTTGCAAGGGTCGCACTGTACTCTAAAGGTGGGCGTTTTGTTAGTCCTTCAACTAATCTTGATTGTGCGTTTTCTTGTAGTTCAGATTGAGTAATATTTCTCTGGGTTGCAGTTTGTTGACTGATTCCGTTAATTAAATTTGGAATAGTTTGTGATATAAGCGCCATTAATAAGTTCTACGTCCTGGTCTATTAATAATGTTAAAAACTGAATTAGTGCCTTTTAACACATTATAATCAGCTGTAGCTGCATCAATGCGTTCAGCATCTATTAAAGCTTGTTGTTCGTCGAATTCTGTAAAAGCTTGAAGTTCTGTTGATCCTACAACTCGCGCTTGAAATTTTCTGCCTGCTCGTGTAACGATTAATTTTCTAAATACTTCTGGAATTGCTTCAAACTTTTGTATTGTAATTTGGTCAATTATTGGCGCATCTGTAAATATGTCAGTGTGTTCTTTTAAATTGTAAATAAAACCGTCTCTTAAAACTATATCCCATAATGCAGAAACACTTTTTGCTGCATCAACTTGTACAACATTACTTGCAACTGGAATTTTGTTGTTGTTGTCTATAGTTACTGTCTTTTCTACATCAGTATTAAAATGCCAGCCTCTTGATTGCACTTCAACATTTGTTTCATCTAAAATTTGTATTGCCTGTGCTACGTCAACACCTGTCTGGTTTGTAATTGTATTAATTGGAGCTTCACCAATAATACTAAGTAAAGTGTTAACAGCTTGTAATTCTGTTGTTGGGGTAATTCTAAATGTCATAAAAATCCTTAATAAAAAAAAGGAAGCAGCCTTGCGACTGCTCCCTTTATGTAATCGTAATTATAAAGCTTACGCTTCTTTAATTCCGACTGCCGCTTCTGGACGAAGCACGCCATGTCCCATAGCGTATTTCGCAACCATTAGCGTTCCTTGTCTACGAATGTCGTATTCGCTTTCAACAGCAAGATCCATTAATTTAACGGTACCTGCAGCTGAAGGGTGACAAACAAGCGCAACGTAGTTAGTCAAGTTTACAGCTTGTGGCTTTGCAGTTAATCCTGCAGCTTGACCAGCGTCAGGTTGAGCTGTTGTGATGTTAGAAGCAACAAAGTGAGGTGTTGGAATTAATTCAATTCCAGCAACTTTCATTACTTTACCTTCAGCAACTCCACCATTTGCACCACCACTGAAATCAATATTTACAGCGTTAGTAGCGTTAGCTAGTTTGTAGTACTCTTCTAATCTGATAAAGCACTTACGACCGTCTTTTGGTACGTAGTGAGAATCTAAATTAGAAGCAGCGTCAAACAATGAATCAATCATTGCATTTGCAGCAGTCGCAGCAGTTGCAGAAGCGATACCAGTGTTAGTTAACACAGTACCAGCGTCTCCGCCTGTAACGTTTGCTGAGCCTTGCGCAGCTTGACCAATTGTTTGTAGAACGTGTTTATCTTTTTGGAATGCGAGAGCTCTACCAATTTCTGTAGAGTACGCACTTCTAACGTCCCAATGGTTTTTAGCTTCTTCAATGTTCGATAAGAACACAGAGCTAAGTAGTAAGTCATTTATAGTAATGACCTTTTCGTTGTGGTTCACGTCAGATCCGGTGATTTCCGCACCAGCTGTGTGATAAGCCGCAGCGACTCTTCCCATAACTGGGAATGTTGCTGACTTACCGTTAGAAATGGATCTAACCATTTCCGCACCAGCTGTAACTGAAGCTTGTTCAAATGAAGTAAGTACTTCACCAGAGAAAACTTTCAGAAACAATGCGTCTTCAGTACCGGCTGCATTGACTCGACCGACACTTACGGGTGTAGCATTAGCCATAATCGTATTTCCTTTACTTTAGTTATTGTTTTAAAAAAGCTTCCACATAATTTCAGTTTTTATTCAAGATTGTCCTCCGTAGAGGGTCAAGTGTATTACACTCAATTAATGTTTCAGCGGTTGCCACCTAAAAAGGTTGCACAACTAAGATTTTTTAGGAAAACCTTTTTTCATGTTTGAGTAAGCTTTTTTGCTTACTGTACTTTTCGACTTAGATCTTGAAGTGCCAGCTTTTTTGCGAGCATTCATGTTTGCGTAAAGTCCTTTTCTTGCCATATTATTTTCCTTTTATAAATTGCTAGTAGATAGCTTTTTTTGTACTTCTGCTCGATATGCAGGATCTTTTGCATAGCGTGCGTCTTTCATTGCTTCGGTTAATTGAGCCCATGAATCGTAACCATTTGAAGCATCTGGAGCATTTTTACCAGATACTAATTGTGGCTCTGTTCCATTTGCAGAATCAAACCTTGCTTTCAGTCCACCAACAGCTAACTTAACTGTTTCTAGGTTTCCTGAATTAACTGCGTCGTTGTATGCAGCTATTTCATTTGGTTGCAACGAATCTTTTGCCCATGAGACAAGCTCGTTGTAACTTTCAGTGCCACCAACACCAGCACGTATTTCGTTTCCAATGTTGTTAGCAATTGCTTCTTGACCGGCAATAAAAGCATCAACGTATTCTCTGCTTATGCCAGCTTTTTCTAATGCAGCAAACGACTCATCGTTTAACGTACCATTAGTGTCATACTCACTTTGCAAATCAACCATATTTAATCCAGCTGATTGCACAGCATCATCAGCAGCTTTATCAATTTCTAACGAATCATTTGACTCAGTAGGTGCTTCTGGTGTTGCTTCAGTTTTTTGACTTTGTTTTGTTTCCAACTCGCCGTAAGCTTTTGCTAAATCTTCTGCGCTGCTAAATTTTTCAGGCAACCAATCTGGCCTTGCTTCAGGTGTTGTTGTTGTTTCAGTTTGAGCTACTTCAGGTTTTTCTGCTGTAGACTCTTCTGTTTTTATTTCGACTTGTTCAACCAATGTCCACTCCTTCTTCTTTGATTATATCACCTGTTGCTTTTGCCATTTGTGTAGCAACTCCAGGAGTTGCTTGTGACATTGTGTCAACAAGTTGATTTTGTGTTGCAGCTTCTTCAGCTGCTTGGGCTTCTTGAGCCAATTGATCTTGAGACTTAATTAAGCCTTCAGTATCAATACCGTGACCAGTTGCAATACGCTGAATTAAATCAGTCATATTAAGCATCTGTACAACCTCTGGATTTACTTGCGCAATGTTTTGTATTTCCATTGTAAATTCTCTTAGTTTTTGTAAGTCATTTCCACGACCTAACGCTTCAACCCCAGTAATAATTGTTGGTCTAATAACACCAGAAGGTAGTTTTGGTATTTGACCTTTTGCACTCATTCGTTTCATTAATAGACGTACAAGTGGCAATTGAAATTCTTGTGACAACAACGAATACACACCACCTAAAGCAGTTTCTAATTCGTTTGCCATGTATCTTATTTCTTGAGCAGTAACTCTTTCAGCATCTCTTTGTACTGCAGTGTTCAATAAAAAAGCGTAACTCATGCGCTCTTCAAATCTTTGTATAGCATCGGCTACAACTCTTAAATCATACTGCTTATCTGTCTGCAGCGTTGTAACATCGTCTTGTGCACCAGTAATAATATCTCCGTTTTGTGCTTCTGCCAAATCTCGTTTTTTTGTTGTTGAGTTTGGTCTAACCATAAATACAACTTTTGATGAAGCTGCTGCTGATTCGACGAGTGATTGAGATAAACCTTCTAACGATTTTAAATCTCCAAGATACTCTTCAACGTAAGATCTTCCGTAGTCTTCGTTGTCCATACGAACCATACGAAGTACATTCCACGGCACGTCATCTTTTTTATAAGTACCTTCTGATTTTGGTATTTTAATGTTATTAGCTTCTTGGCAAACGTAATATTTATCTTTGTCTACTAAACAAACTTTTGTATAAACATCAACAGCTTTTGTTGAAACAATGTCTTGCTCATTATGCATAATTAAGTTTCTTGTTTCTTCTTCAAATGCTAGTGGCGAAACAGACTCTTTTACAACTAATTCTAATATTGCGCCTTCAGGATCACGCCGACAAACATACTGATTTAATGGAAATACACGCATTGGTCCTTTTTTTGGCATGTGTACTAATACGTTGCCGGAAATTATTAAATGTTTAAGTGCTTCAAAAACAGGTACGCGTATTGCAAGCATTTCTATTTCTGACATTACTTCTCTTTCAATTTTAGCAAGTCCACGCTCTATTTCAGTTTTCATTTCTGGCGTTTGCTCAATTTGCTCTTTAGTTTCGCCTCCTGTAACTAATCGAAAAAACGGTTGATTTGGTGGTAATAAAAGCAACAATAATTTTGATGCTAAATTGTTTACACCTCGTGCGCCAACTGATTGGTAAGGCGTGTATAAGTCACTTGAATATGTTACTGAGTCATCAGGTAATACTGCCGGTAAAGTTAACTCTGAACACTCACGGCCTCTAGTTAAAAAGTTCTCGCGATATTCACGCATAGCTTCGTAGCGTTCTTTTGCCGTTTTATCTAAATACATAAATTTTTATTTTAGTTAGGGATTGAAAGACCTGCATTAGTCATGCTGCCAGTGCCTAAAGAAGTATTAAGTTTTTTAGTTCCTTTTTTATTCTTTTTAGCTTTAGCTGCTTTATCAGAAAGTTCGTCGTCACCTTGTATTTCTATTTCAGGTGCTTGATCTTCCATTGACTTTGCTCTGTTTACTACCGGATCAATTTTTTCGATTGGTGGTGGAGCTGGTGGTGGGCTTGATTTTTTCTTACACATAATGTTCCTTAAGTTATTGATAGTCCTGATTTATTAACGGCCGATTGATAATTGCCTTTTGCCAAACCAGACGCTAATTTTTGTTCTTTGGTGTCTTCAACTTGAGTTTGCTTTTTTTTCTTAATTTCTTTTATTTCTTTTATTGTTTCAACAGGCTTTGGATCAAATATGTTGCCGTTATAATGATCTTTTTCATAACCGCCGACCCGTTTTACAGGTGCTGCTGCTTGTCTACCGCCTAAACACATCGTTTTCTTGTTCCTTTTTAAGTCTAAGTAACCATTCCACTACGCTTCTTTGTCCGGCTTTAAATCGAATCTCATCGGAGTTCATGTCTAATGTCGGATTAAAAGAAGGAAATGTTTCGTCGAGTATTGTAATAAGATCACTAATAGTTTCTGGCATTACAATTTCTTCAACTTCGGTTTGTTGATTATTCCTATAGAGGTATCTGTTATTTGGTTTTTTCATTGTCTTCCCACTCTTTAATTAAAAAATCGATGTATTGTCTTGCTTTTAGTAAATCTTCAAGACCATTTTTGTATTTATGTCTCACTACGTACTTAATTACGTTACCAACACAATACGATAATTTGTTTTTCATAATAAAATCAATTGGCTGTATTGTATGTCGATTGTAGTGTGCAGGATCTATGCTACTTTTTTTGGTTGCCATGTTCTTACCTTTTGTGTTTTAAAATTGTAGTCTTTTTGACGCCTTAAAATGTAAGCAAGTTGTGCTTGCACTACTGCATCAGCCTCAGTCAAGCCGGCTTTTGTGTAAGCTTTAACAATTGTGCTCCAATAATTTTCTGTATCTTCAAGCAGTTTAGCTGCTTTAGCAGGGCCAATTCCTGGACAACCAATATAATTGTCAGTTGAATCGCCAGTTAAAATTTGTGTATAAAAATTTAAGCGCGCTTCATCTCGACTAATAGTAATAATTTCTTCGCCGTCTGATGATAGTCGACACGGCACTGTTTTTAAATCTTTATCTATTGATACAATAACTGAATCTTTATTTTGCTGGCTAAGTAAACCAAGTAAATCATCAGCTTCAAGTGCATTTTCACATGCAACTTTATGGTGCTCTTCAACGTAGTTTCTTAATGGGTGTAAAATTAAAGGTTTGCGTTTAGTTTTACGATTGGCTTTGTATTCAGGAAAAATAAATTTTCTAAAGTTTTTTGTACCAGTTAAGCAGATAATGTAGTCGTCAGCTTCTAGCGTATCAACCATTTTATTTATTTCATCATTAAATACTTTAACGCCTTCGTTTAAATCTGAATGAAGTGTAAATAAATTGTCGTCCCACTCTGTAATCACTTCGCATTTTGAAGCAACTTGGTATAGCGTTATATCTCCGTCAATTAATAATGTAGTCATTAAATCTCCTTTTTGAGTAAATTGTGGGGGTAGTATGGTATGGCAAACATTAAAAGTTTTAATCCTCGCGCATCTCTGGATAAAATTTTTTGAATATTTTCTCTGCAAACTTGCCCACCTGAATCACTTGACTCGGGTGGGCGCTGCTCATTACTAGGTTAGCCAAACGGCTTACCCAAACAACATTGCCCTTCGTGTAGCCTCGCTCGGGGATAATACGATCTACCGAAGGAACATTGTTGTATTCACCAAACCAATTAAAGTCGGTGCCAAGTGCAGGGCACTTACAATTGGTAGGGAATATACTAATTAAATATTCGGCCGTTAAATCAAACGGCAAATTTTGTTTTTTTGATCTGTATCTTAATTTGACAACGCGATCTGCTATTTTGCGATCAATGAATTTCTGCCCAATTCGATCCAACTCTTGCGTCGCCTGAGGTTTCAACTCTGAGTTGCAGCCTTTTTCCAGCTGTTCGAATAGACTCAACTGCTCTTTTAGAGACGTCATCTACTTTTTCTTTTGTTGTTTCAATAATTATTTCGTCGTGAATCCAGCCAACAAGTTTTGTTTCTGAATCAAACATATCTTCAAGTTCTACAATCCATTGTTTACACAAAATAGATCCCGCACTTTGTAGCAAAGCATTTAAAGCACTAAACGTTGAACGCACTGGTACTTTACGTTTATCTAAACCAAACAAATATCCTCGCTCAGCTCTATCTTGTACATCTTCTTGTAAGCTTGCCATTGCAGGTACATTTGCTAAAAACTTTTCTCTTATTCGTTTACCTTCAGCTGCCGATTTACCTAATAAATGTCCTAACTTTGCGTTGCCGCCACCATACAAATATGTGTAAGTCCAAGTCTTTGTAAGGGTGCGAGTTTCAATACCAGTCATTTCTTGATTGTGTGTATGTATGTCTCCATTAACTACAATATCAGCATACTTACCGTTGTCATATTTTGACATATAGTGTGCAAGCATACGTAATTCTAATGAAGCGGCGTCGCAACCAACAAGCACTTTACCTTTTGGCGCAACAAATAACGCTCTACACTCTGGCCCATAAGGAGCATACGGCGCGGGTACTTGCGCAATATTTGGGTTAGAGTGTGTTGCGCGACCGGTAACAGCGCCATTTGCATTTATGCTGCCGTGTATTCTATTTTTAGTTTCGTGCTTTAACCACGCTTGTTTGCCTTCAGCTAGCATGCCTAATCTTTTATCAACTAAAAAATATTGTGAAAGTAATTTTGCTTCAGGATATTTTAAACTACTTAAAATTTCTTCGTCCATTTTTGGTTTACCGTCAGCTGTAAAAGCTTTAGCTTTCCAGTTGTGTATTGCTTTTAATCTATTACAAATATGGTCGCGACTTCCTGGATTAAATTCAATTTCTTTTACTTTAACTGTTGGAACGCCTTTAATATATCCACGGGCTTTGTTGTTAACTTTTGGTGTAAATGGAGTTTCAACTTTCCAAGGCGGAAAAGTTTTTTGTAAATCAATTAATAAATTGTTGCTAATTTGTTTTAGTTTACTATTTAATTCTTGCGCGGCTTTAACATCAAAGCCAATACCATTATTCATCATTTTTATACAAGCGCTTTGTATGTCGTGTTCAAGCTTTAATGACTGCTGCGAGTACTTTTGATCTATAATTTTCTTGTACAAAGCGTGGGTAACTTCTACATCTTGCTTACAATACTGTAGCATTTCAATTGTAAATTCTTGCCAATCAGTTTCTATTTCGTCTTTTAAAATACCTAGTCTAAATCCCCAAGCTTTTAAACTGTGGCGACCAATCATTGTAGTTGGAAAACCTTTTTTTGCTCTTGCAAAATCTCGTTCTTTTATATCAGCCCAAATTAATCGAGTAGCAACTAATGTATCAAACACTTCACCTTTGTATTTTAAATTTAAAACTTTTTCCATTGCTGGTATATCAAACGCCATAATATTATGACCAATTAATAGTTCTGCATTTTCAATAACGGTTTTAAGTTCTGAGTAATCTTTGCCAAAGCAACTAATAACTTTATTGCTGTCGATGTCTTTAAGTACAATGCAATGCACTGTATCTAAAGTATCAAGTAATCCATTTGTTTCTATATCTATGCAATATCTCATTTTTCTCCTTAATGTATACTTAGTAATTCAACGCCAACTAACTCTGCGTCTGGAAAATCGTAACGTAATTCGTTTAATGCTCCTGTTACTAAAACTAAATCGTCAATAGTATGAACAGCAATAGTTGTAGTTTTGCGTTCGTGCTCCGCTTTTAGTACGGCAGTCAAAACAAGCTCATTTAAATAAATACTATATTTCTTCAGCGATACTTTCTTCATGCTCAACCAATCTTCCAGTTATAGAGTTATAAAGAAGTTGTCCTGCAACACCTGTCTCTCCACTAAATCTATTTTTTAAAATACGTATTGTAGTAATGTGAGCATTTTTTGTACTCTGTTGATTTCTTTCTAAACCAATAACTATATCACTTAGTTGTCCTATACCTGCTGATCCACGTAATTGTGACAATGAAGTTTGTGCACCTTCTTCGTGTCCTTTTTCTGCAGGTCTTTTTAAATGTGATACAAGAATTAAACCAATGCCAGTTTCTTCAACTAACGAACGCAAACTAGTCATTGCGTTATCAATAGCTCTGCGCTCGTCGCCGCCTTCTAAACCAGAAACTACGATACTAATATGATCTAGAATTATGTATTCGCAGTTACAACCTTTTGCTAAATACCGAATACGACTTATAAGATTTGTAGAATCTAATGAGCCAAAATGGTCATAAAACAAAATGTTTCCTGATTTTAAAACTTTATCAAAGCTTTTAGTAATTTCATCTTCAACGTAATCGTTTGTTATATGTAATGGTCGGTTTAAATCAATTGACAATAAACCTAATGCAGTTTTCTTTACTGATTCTTCAAGCGCAATGTAACCAATTTTTTTATTTTGATTAATAACTAAGTCGTAAGCAATTTCTCTACACATTAAAGATTTACCAATGCCAGTGCCTGCAGTTATTGTAACAAGTTCACCTTGTCTAAGTCCGTGCGTTTTACTATTTAATTCTTTAAAGTGATATGGAACAGATTCACTTGTATTAACTTCAAGTAAATTTGCAAGTAACGAGCTACCTTCTACAATGCCGTCTGGCCTATAAGTTTTTGCGTCATAAATTGCGTCTATTAATTGCTGTACTTTATTTGCAACTAACATTTCATTTGCATCTTTTAGTGGCAATGTAACTATGCGTGCTTGCCCAGGCGCAAATAAGTCTGCTACGCTATTAGCTGCTTCAATTCCAGGTTTGTCTTGGTCAAAACAAATAACAATATCTTCATAACCTGAAATAAAATGTAAACTGTTTTGTAAATCTTTAACTGCAGATTGTGCACCATTTTTAATAGAAACAACTGGCCATTTGTTACCAAAAACTTGACTAACTGTTAAACAATCAATTTCGCCTTCAGTTATAATTATTCGTTTGCCACCGTTTCTAAAAAGTTTTTCTCCAAACAACGTGGATTTTTTTGCGTCGCCAGTCCAACTAAATGTTTTATCTTTAAATCTAAATTTAGTTGCAGTGCCATAATCCATGACATGCACGACTTTATTATTAAGTTCACCAATTTTGTAATTGTATTTTCTACAAGTTTCTAAAGTAATCTTTCTTTTTTTTAATGGTTTGTATTCCCCAATTGGTTGTTGCATTACATCTCCTTGTTTATTTTCATAGTAACTACAGCCAAAACAAAACGCTGACTCGTCGTCGTATCTTGCTAAATTGTCTTTTGAATTACAATTTGGACAAGCTTCGTGACGCACAAAATTAGCCATTTGCTTCCTTCCATAATTCGTTAATAAATTCTTCGCCGTTTTTTAGTTTGCGATTTAAAAATTGAAGTTGATTAGATTTTGATTTTAAACAATCTGATGCTGCAACCCAATGTTGCTCGTACAAATGTTGTGATCCAGCATTTAAAATTAAATTGCCTAAACTAACACCTTTGTTGTGCTGCGCTTTAAGTTGCAACGCAATGTAATTAGCAATTGCAGAAAAATTAAAAACATCATAAACCCAACCAAGCCAAGCGTCGCTTGATCTCATAGTTGCAATGCAATGTATGCAATCATTTCTAATAACAAACTGCAGCGAGCAAGTGCAAGGTATATCGTTACTCTTGTGAGGTTTTTCTCGCCATATATTTATAACAGCTTGTCGAGTATTGATGTCGTTGTGCAGCGTCTCAATTACGTATGACAACTGATCTACAACTTTTGGCCCATACGCTCCAAAAAATCTTACACCGTCGTCTGAAAATTTTTCTATTAATTTTGAGTACGGTTTTATTGTGGCTACTCTATTGTCTCCTGATAAAATCCAAGCTGCTTCTGCGTATCTAAATTTTTTTCCAATATTGCGTTTTGAAATAGTTACAAATGGTGAAGCCATTGGAATAATTGTTTGGTGCCCAATTAATTCTTTTGTTTTCATGCCTCTTGGCGACACAGTTGATTTTGTTTCAAGTAATTTTTTTATTAGTGAAAGCCAAACATCATTAGTACTCATAATGTTGGCTCTTCTAAAATTATTTTTGCGATTGCGCCAACAATTGTGCATGGAGTTCCGTCTGACATTTTTGGCTCTTCGTTAATTAACCGATGTAAAGCTTCTTTAAAATCTGCATAGACTTGTAATTTAAGTGTGATGTAATTAGAAAATATCTGACAGACTTTTTCCATGTCTGTTCCAATTTTAAATGAAGGAAATATGCGTACTACTCGTGGTGTGTAAGTGTCAGTTTCTTCTCTATAACCTACAACAACGTGGTACTTTTTATTGTTGTGACGAATTAATACAGTACGACAACGCACTCGGTTACCTTCTGGTCTATAAGGTAACGTGCTACTCATAAAAGGTTTGTCCTATAAAATTTTCAGTTTTGGTTGTTGTGTAATCAAATACTTTAAATTCTTGACACTCTTCGAACAGTTTGTTGTACATGTCGTAAACACGATTAACAGTTTTAAAATCTTCTGTTTCTTTTCTTTCATTAAACTTTTCTTCAACAACGTCTTTTGGTGGCAAACAACCGATACAAATTGGATCATACAAATTAAGTATGTGTCGCATTTCTTTTGCTGTGTATACAATGTTGCCTTCTCTAAAAATATGGCCATAAATAATTTCTGAAGGCCATAATCTATCTATAATTATGTTAGGATTTGATCGCACAAGAGTTACATGCGCAGCAAATAAATCGCCAACTTCAATAATTACGTCACCTTTAGCGTCACGCATTACGTGTTTGTTATTCTGTAAACTGTTATGAACGTACACGTGGTCAGGAAACTTTTTAGTTAGCTCACCTGCAAACGTACTTTTGCCTGAACAGTCTGGTCCTTCAATTATTATTCTCATACGTATTCCTCTTGTGAATTAAAATTGTATTTTTGGTACACAAATTGTTTGATTAAAGCTAACGACGATTGCTGAAGTTCATTTAATTTTTTTTTGTCATTTTTGCCTCCAACAATACAAACACTAATTGATGTGTCAGTGCCAACGCCAACAGCTTCAATATCTATGCCTTTTTCAATTTGGCCGTTTAAGTCAATAATGTAGTGGTAACTTAAACCAAGCATACCAAGATCAAGTTGTTTTTTATTTAAGTCGTGTTTTGTAAAATTAGTTTTTTCGTCAGTGTTTGTTCTGTAAACAACTAAAGTATCTGTACTTACTCTATTTTTTCTTCCGCTTTTTTGTAGCATTGTTTAGCCACTCCTTTGGTATTTTTTCATCAGCATATAAAATGTCGTTGTGCTCACACCACATGCCGTAAGTTGTTTTTGATTTTTTTGATATTTTCATTTTGCTATTACTAAAAACAAACCGTATGTCTTTGTCTGGGTGTTGCTTTTTAATAAGCAAATGTTTTTGTCTGTCTTTAGTCTGAAACAAACCTTTTGCTTCAATAAAGATTCCATTTTTTAAAATAAAATCTGGTTTATATGTTGCTTTTTTTTCAGGTATTGCATACGGCAACAAAACTGTTTCATATTCATAATCAATTTTTGCCGCATCAAGTTGTTTTGCAATTTTAACTTCGAAGCCTGACCTAAAGCCAAGCTTTCGAGCTTTAACAGTTGCTGGTCTATTAAAAGTCGTCGTCATCAGCTTCAGCAGTTGAAGTCGTTTCTTCTGTATTAAAAGCTTCTTCCATTTCTTCTGAATGTTGATAACCATTTTCTTGCGCTACAAAGCCGAAGTTTTGTTGGCCATTTGAATCGCCTGAAACAAGCTCAACAACTTGTACCGCATTTAAATAAAGGGTAATTCCAGTGTTTCCACCTGTGCTATACGGTGCAGCAGTTGCTGACACAATAATTTTTGATCCACCAAATACATTTACGTTTTGTATCGGTTTACCTGCGCCGTCAAATAAAGCTGGCTTGTTTTTTGTTTTAAATTTAAAAACATAGTCACCAGTTTCTTTTCCGTCTGCATCTTTTTCTTTTGCGTACGGCATTTTACCTTTTTGTTTTGGATAATGTTTTGCAAAATGATCTTTTAAAACAGATGCAATGCCTTTGGCTTCCTCTGATGATAGTATAAGATCAGTTTTGTATACGCCGTCCGGATTAAATTTTGTATCGGCTTTCGTTAACCATGGGAATTTTGCAATACCCAATGGTGTAATAAATTTATGATATATGTCTTTTGCCATAATCTCCTCTGTTGTTAATTAAAGAATTCATAACGTGTACCTATTATACACTAGTGTATTGATTAAGAAAAAAAGTAGTCTGCGTTCATTACTTCATTAATATCAAGTTTGCCTTTTTTCGGAAGCTCAGGTATTTTGTGATGTAGCTTTTCAGGTATTAAAGGCAATACACTTTCTAAAAAATCTTCAAGTGGATCTACTTGCGAATACAAATCTCTAAATGCTTCACGTAAACAAATATTCATTTGCTCTTGATCTGCTGCGTGAGTACCAAACGAATCATGCACCATTGCAAAACTATTAATATTATGTTGTTTGCAATAATGTATCGTCATAAATAAACAAGTTGCATCTAACGCATGCACAAAGTTTGGCGATATACCATTTGCTTGTCTGCGCTTATCAATGCGACTTGTTGTCGACCTAATTCTTATTCTACCCATCATTTTTGTACGCAGTACGGTTTCGGCTTGCGAGTAGTATGCTTGTCTTACTGGAAATCCAAGTGGTGTGGTCCAAAATACGGGAGTCTTTTGATCTGATAATAAACGAGCAACTTTTTGTAACCACGCCATTGCTTCTGGTGCTTTGACAACTACTTGTCCAATTGATTCCCAAATTTTACTAGCTAAATAAATTGATGACGCTTGACGATTATCAAAATCCATTGTCTCACCAGCGTCAATACGCTTCTGTATGTACTCATCAACAAATTCTGTAGCTGAATATCTTGTTGATCCATAAGGTAAAGTCATAACAGAACGCTTGCAAGCGCCGCGATCTAGGCCCATATCTAGCCATTCAGTAGCCAATTTCTTTTTATTCTCGTGCTCCTCTGCAACACTTTTTTTGTCATCTTGCAGCGATTTTATTACAACTTCTAATACTTCACTATAAATGTCTTGTGGAGTAGTTGAGTTAGTTAAGTTAACTGCTTTGCCTCCAACTTCATCTCGTAACATTGCGCTAAAATGTTGAAGGCCATTACAACTTCCGTCTGATGCAACTGGCAAATGCGAAATAAATTTTTTGCCTTCTTTTATGTAACCTGACCATTCCATACACGCTGCTAAAAATGACCACGGGTTATCTGCTGTTTCCCACCAGCGTTCAGCGAATGGCTCGCTACTACATGCAACAATTTTATCTGAATGTTTAAGTGTCCATTGCTCGCGTTCGTGTAAAGGCAACTTATCTTCGCCGTAACAATTTGCTATATGTATCGCTAAATACTTTGCGCCAGTTTCACCAAGAGGTTTTCCTTCGTCAAACTGAAGTAAAGCTTTTGCGTAGTCAGTGCCTTGTGGATTAAGATATGGCACTACCGCGTAAGCTCTATTTCTAAAATCGGTTGTGTGAGGAAAATAAATAGTTTGATTAACAAATTTTTCTGCTAAATATAATGTTTTTGCTGTTGCAAGTTTTTTTGATTTAGTGCGCTCATTCGCCGTGTGGACTGCAACTGCTTGGCCTTTCCATTTTTTTAACGCCGCTTTATTTGTAGCTATATCATGTGGTTTTTGTGGTAAGTCTAGCAAATTATTATTTATAAGTTTTCCTCGACTTCTATCGCCTTCATTAAAACAAGTTTTTAATACTAGCATTATTTGTTTGTTTACTCGCCAAGCTGTATCTTGCATTGCATTGACACCTTCGTATACAACAGGCATATCGTATTTTGTAAGTTCTTCTAAATAGTTTAAATGTGAGGTAATTTTGTGACCTTTAACAAAGTACAAGTTTTTTAATACTCGATAACCTCCATTGTAAGGATTTGTCCATGCACTCGGTTTGACTAGCATTGGAAATAACTCAGGATCAAGAAACTCATTAAATTTCTTCGAGTTGCTAATCCATTCCATTGTTTTTTCCGTAGCAATTAAAGTATTGTACGTTTTACCTCTTTGTGTTTTCTTTGATACACTGACAAGACCAGTCTCTTTAATAAAAACTTCTATAAGTGCTTCGCCGACATGCAGCTTGCTTCTTGTGTCCCATAAATTCCAGACAGTACCAATCTTCTGTTGCACTTGCGACATTTTAAGCTTTTTGTAACCGTAGTGTACTGAACGAGATTCGATGTCTTTAATTACTTTGTCTACTAAATAAGGGTTATCTTTATGACACATACTAAACCTTAATTCATCTTCGATTTTACCACCAAGTGCTATTGCAGTTGCAGTAAATTTTCTATTAGTCGTTGTAATAGCATCTATTATAAATCTCGTTGTGATGATAGCAGCGATTTTAGGATCAATCTGAGACAAAAGTTGGTGTGATAATGGTACGGGTCCAGAATTGATTTCATTAACCTTATTTACGAGTCCTGTAGCAAATAAGTCGATTGCAGCTGATGTCATTCTTTTGCCGTGCTTAGTGAGACTTTCAGACTGCTTTTCTGCGTGTTTAATGTCTCTGTCTCGAGTTCTTTTAGCGCCGTTTATTCGTGATTCTTCTTCCAGCTCACGTTGCTGCTGTTCTAAATTGTATGTAATCATTAGCAATGTCCTCCTTAAAGACACAAGTTATGGACACAATCTATTTTGTGTCGTTAATTAATACATTAGTGAATAGTCTACGGTTATTGATGATTTTAAATTTGAGGCTATTGCTATACATTAGTGTATAGATTTTTGTGTAGATTTTAAGTCTATCGTGCATAAGCAATAATCTCAGATTTTGAAAAAATATATGGTGTTTTTCATACGTTGGACACAAGAAAAGACACAACTGGTGGCCTCGGCCGGACTCGAACCGGCACGGAGATTAACTCCACAAGATTTTAAGTCTTGAATGTCTACCAATTTCATCACGAGGCCACTGCTCGTTGTTCTAGCACTTTAACAGCCTCTTGTAAATTGTCAGGTGCTAAATGAGCGTAGCGTAATGTCATTGATAATGACTTATGTCCAAGCCATTCTTTAACTACTAATATTTGTATTCCTCTTTGTACTAGTCGCGAAGCGCAAGTGTGACGTAAAGCATGAAGGACAAATTGTTTGTCGTCAGCTAAACCCATTTTTGATTTTGCGTAATCCCAACATCGTCGGATTTGAGAGTCACTTAAATCTTGAAATGGAAACTCTTGATTTCCGTATTTGTACAGTATTTGTTGGCATCGTTCGGTTAATGGTATTGATCTTGATAAGTCATTTTTAGTATCGTAATGAGACCAAACTCCTTTATGCAAATT